TGGGGCAATTCGATCAAGGAAGCCCGCAGCAAACTCCATGAACTTGCCCTTGATCACGGTTATATTGTCACCAATCGCATCAAATGCATCTTTGGATCGGGTCATTACATCAGGCAATGAGCCAAGTTGATTCTTTGCCGTTTCCAATTCACCTGATAAGTTCATCAAAACTGGCAGCAATGCGCCACCAGATTTGCCGAAAATCCCCATTGCCGCCGCTGATCTGTCTGCGGGATCCGGGATTGCTTTGATCCTATCGGCAAGGATTTGCATTTGCTCGATTGGTGCTTTCCCCTCAAGGTCATTAAATTCCAATCCCAACCTTGCCAATGCCTCGGTGTTTTTTTCACTCCCATTTGCGGCATCAACCATGAATTTCTGCAACTTGTTGATTGCTGGGCCGACAGCATCCGCACTGCTTCCAGCGTTATCAAAAGCCCTTTGCAAAAGCATCAGGTTGCCGGCAGTTTCCCCTGTCCTAGTGGACAAATCAGCAAGCTTCCCGCCTAAATCGAGTGCCTGTGAAAACCCATCGAAAACTTTTGAAACCAATTCACCCGCGCCTTTTATTACGCCAAAGCCGACTGCCAATCCGGCCCCGGCTTTGACCATGGAAGCGAATGAACTTGAAACGTTTTGTGATGTTTTCTTTACGTTATCATCAAGCGATTTTGTTGACTCATTGATCTTCTTTATGGTGCTGGTGTAACCAGCATCATTTGCGGAAATATCGACTTTAATTTTGTTACTCATGGAAATACATTCTTAAATGTCTCGTTAATTAAAGCCTCAGAGTCAAACGAGTTTGTCGCGTTTCGGTAAACCCTAGGAATCCCATTGCTGTAATGCTCAGCATCAATTATTTGCAGCCCTGCCGCAAATGGGATTTCTTCCATAATTTCAAAATAACCCCAACCAGTCAATGACGCTAAACGCCACACATAGGAAGCCAACCAATTGGGGCAAGCTAGTTTTTTGACTCTTGAGAATCCGTGCTTGGATTTACAGCACGTGAGATTGATGCCAAATAAACATTCATGCTTTCGGACATGTGGTCGCTATATGTCTCAAGTTCGTTATGATGCTTGAGGTGTTTATCCATCCAATCATCAACGGCATTTGCGAAATCCTGCCTGTTGTGAACAACTGCGCGGATTACCTCTTTAGGCTCGGAGTGCAAAAACACATATGCAGCGGTCTTGTGCATTGAGTCACCAACATCATCGGAGAAAATCAAATTGCGTTGACACCAAGACAAGCTCACTGGTGTCATTGGGCGCAATACAAATTTGCCCTTTTTGGTTTTGCCATCAGCCATGCCTTGCTCGCGCAACGCTTCTTCGTCTGTCATTATTTCTAGCATATTATTTTTTGGTTAGATCATTGCGGCGATTGCCTTTTTTGTTGCCTCGGTTGCATTTTCAGAAATTGCAATTTTTTTGCCGTCTTTTTCGATTATAGCCATTCTGGGTGTGGCTTTAATATCAGCAATCAACTCATCACGATTGGATGCAAAACATCGCATGTAATTGACAACAGACCCGGGATCCTTCTTCATTAAAGCATCACCCCCTGTAGTCATTCCCTCGTAAATCACATTGGCCTGAGTGCCTTCATCATTTATGGCATCAAACCAGTAAACGATTGATTCCTTGCCATCCCGGCGAACCATCCGAGTAAGAGCAACCTTCTTAAAACCCATGGTCAGCAAAGCGGTCGCTGCCTTTAGGTTGGTGGTGTGAAATAGTTTTTGTCCGTTCATATTTATTAACTGCCTATTTTGACCGGGCAGTTAACGGCGATCAGCAATTAAGCGGTCATCGTCGATGCGTATTGAGTCGCACTGACAGAAATTTTCTTGAATTCACCCTGCGCAATCGATTCGTTGACCGTATCAACAATGATCGTGCCGCCAGTCAGTCCATATCCATCGGTTTCGTTTGCCAAAGCAAGCGTTGCCGCGACATTATAAGTTGCGGATCCATTGATGAAACCATCAAGCGTAATGGATGCAGTGGTTCCGCTGTATGCGACAGCAACAACGTCATTTTCTGCGTCCCTCACCTCGGTTTTTACGGATTGGACATTTCGGGAGAAATTGGTCAGAATAATGTCGTTTTCATTAACGATTCCATATTCCAGATCAGATGCCGAACTTGATTTGTAAACTGTTGCTGCCATAATTATGAGTATTCAAACTGGCGGCAATGTCAAATTCACGGATCATGCTGCGGTTCTGGATCGAACCGGCTGCAAAGTGCCTCGGCTGAAAAAGTCACTTCAAGAATGCTTTCATCCCATGCTTGAGTTGATCCCTGATAAAACCAAGAATAGGTTTTCAGAATATCGATGCCAACTGATTTCATGTAACTGGTATCAACAAGAATAGATTCGATTTGATCAATCCATGCGTCAATCGTGTCAGGTTCTTCATCCCCGGCGTGAAACCGCAAAATTACAGAAAGGCTAATCCGCTCGACATGCTGCAATGCTTCGGAATGTGGGTCTGCTGCCGTTACATCAACTGCCAGAACAGGCAATTCAATGGATGATCGGATTTTCGCATCAACAACGGAAATTGATTGATCGGGCTTGTTGTTTTCCATTGCGGAAATGACCGCGAGTTTAAGTCTTTGTGATGTTGTCATGAATTTGCCTTGGCAACGTGTTTGTCGATTACAACTTGAAGTTGTTTTAAGAAATTGTTGTATCCTGTTTTTATTGATTTCTCAATTTCAGAATCAGATTGAATGTTGCGTATATATGGAACCTTGTTGGTTAATGTGATTCGCCTTTTCAAGCCATTGCCAATTTTTTCACAGATTCCATTTCCTTTGTTATCATGTTTTGTGATCCAAGTGGCAACACCAGTAACCTTTTTATCAGAAACCTTGTTTACTGCTTCATACCATGCGCCTTTTGCAATACCTGCCATTGCTTGTTTTCTGTCGATTTGTGATTCTCGGTCACTAATCTCAACAGGTTTCCTTTTAAATTGCCCATCGACATTTAACCCTTTTGAAACTTGCCCTCTTTTGTTTCGATTCCTTGAATGAATTTCACTTGCTGAACCTTGTTGACCTTCAACGTTACTATGACGGATTGCCCTGTTCACCTGTTTGGCAATGCTCAACATGTATTTGTCACCAACTTGTTTGTTTAATCCGTATGGTTTAACTGTGCTAATCAATCTTTTTCCTGTTGAGACTGCTAGCATATCAATGCCGTCCTCAAATGATTTGCCTGTTTGTTTTGTGAAAGTTTCCAATGTTCGCGTAAATTTCTTTACCGATTCATCATCCAATTTCATTTTTACATTCATCTGCGATCACCTTGGGTCATTTATACTCGCTAGCGTGAACGTCACCGCAACATTCCCAACCGCAACCTCTGCCACCCGGAATGCCTCACCATCGATCGTGCAACGTTTTTGGAGCATTTGAGTCGGATTTGTGACTGCACTTGGTTGAGCCACCGCAGTTGCCTGCAAATTGCTCTCTAAGCCCCCTAGCGCGCCTTCAAATGATTTTCGGGCATCATTCCACACAACCGGGAACGTCTGCCCCGCACAGGTCATTTGTCGCGTCCCAATGGCCAAATCAGTTTCGGCATTGCCACCAAGCAGAAAATTATCAATGTCGCTCACAATTACACCCGGGTGTCAATTGGTTCTGGCGCGGCAGTCGTTTCGGCTGAGTGCTGGTAAACATGCAACACCCGGGGAATGTGGATTGAGGTTTCAGCCCTAAGCCTCGCTTGTTTTGACCAAATCAAATCCTCTCCGTAATTTGTTTCACCAAATTCGCACCCGATGACCCTCGACCTGCGCCACGCACAGACATGCCATGCGTCCCGCTTTGTTACGCCACCATTGAGAAATGCGTGGTCGCCCTGCCGCAACCGAAACTCGACCGTGCTGATCTGGTCATTGTAGGTTGCTGCCTGTAAAAATGTGATGACATCCGCGCCGGAGATCGATGCCTTTAGGATGCTGGAAATGTAATCTGCAGTGATGTCGTCGTCATCATCCACAAATGCGAAATATTCGCCTCGGGAAATATCCAGCAATGCCTGTCGCTTTGCCCCGATGCTCCGGGTGCGATTATCGCACAGCACCAGATGCTCGACTTGCCCGGGGTGTGCCGCTGCCTGAAGTTGGATTTTGTCCTGCAGTAATTGCAACTTCGCCTCTCGGCCCGGAATGGTTGGTGTTAAGATTGAGAGTTTCATTGGTTTTGTTTGGATTGCAGACGATGCAAGGTTTCTTTGCCAGACTCGTAATTTTGTTTCGTATTCGATCTCGCGTATGTCTCATCCATCTCACCAAGTCCGAATGCCGGGTGCATGTGAGTAAATGTGATGTCTTTGCCATCGATCACAACTCCATCTGCATATGCTTGATTGGTAAACCAATTGTCGGAATAGACAGAGAAAAATTCTGGGTGGAACATGTATCCCTGCTGCTTGTATCTTGCGCGATTAAGGATCGCCATGCAGAGCAGGTCATCATTTCTCGAACCGTCCGAAATCGCCAACACTGCAGGGTCTTTGGTGCCGTTGAATTTATCGAGGATCAGTTTGTCCCAGTGCATCGGTGGATCCCAGTCATCCGAAAGTTGCACCAATATTTCACCCTGTGAGAATCGAGCTGCGGCATTCCATGCGCCCACCGGGCCGGCATCCCGATTGATTACATGACGGCATGTGAGAAATGGGCCGATCATCGGATCATCGTAATCGAGCGCATAAATATGCTCGATCGCGTCTGGATCCGCCGCCCGATCCAACCATTTCGCCCGAGCTGAGTATGCCTGAGCTGGTCTGCCCCGGGTTGCGTGCAAAAGGCTAATTTTTGCGCCATTACGAATGAAATGGTTTGCCTCAATTGCGTTCGCTTCATCGGCTCGGTGATTTGCTCGGAGTGCCATGCCGCGCACTTGAATGCCCTGCCATCCATAGAACTTCCTCCGGCTGTTCCACCACCATGCTGGTGGCTGCGACAACGACATCATGGTTTCAGACCAATCCAAGGCACTTTGGAAATTGTTCGATTTGAGTGCCTCCATCGCCAGTTCAGCGTATGCCTCGCGTCGATTTGGACTGACCGCAATCGCTTGCAAATACAATTGCGCCCGAGTTGCTGCATCGGGAACCATTTGCCCCATCACTAAAAACGCTTCGTAGCGTTCAGGTTGCCCGGCATCCGATGCCATTGCCAACTGCTGTGCCGTTTCCATCGCATCATCTGTCATACCTAATGCGCGTTCTGACTGCATGCGGTAAAATAGCAATGCACTTGTCTGCTCATCATCTGGGATCGACTTGAGAATCCGCAGGTTGCGTTCATCACTCGATGATTTCCGCTTTCCGATCGGCATATGCAGGATCGAAACCTGATCGAATTTCGCCATTTTTGCGCCTTCCGGGAATTTTAGACATTCATGAATGCGGTTTTTCCACCGGGCCGCGCCTTTGCGCCAGACTCGCTCCCGGTGCAATGTGATGCCATCGTCCGGCACTTGATAAGGGATCAATACACCTTGGATGTCCGAACCCAACTTTGGGATCATGTCACGGATCTGCTGACAGGCATCCTGCGAGATCACATCATCGGTATCGGCCCACATGAGCCAATCACCGGTCGCCAAATCGAGCGACTTGTTCCGAGCGGCACCGAAATCATCAACATGAGGAAAATCATGCTGGTTCAAATATTCATCGCAAATGCACCCTCGGCTTTTTGCGATCTCTAATGTCTTGTCAGGCACCTGATTTCCAATCGCCCGAACCACCACAATTTCATCGGCTACATGCTGGAAGTGATCCAGAAACCGACCAATGTATGTTTCAACATTCCCGACAATAACGCACAGAGATAATTTCATATTTATAGAAAAAAGCACCGGCCCACTATTGCAGGCCGGTGCTAGGTTGGGAATTAAGCAGGGATCGTGACCAGAGCAAGACCAAGGGTCAAGGCTGGGGTAAATCCAAACAAGCACTCAAAGTTGGCGAAATGCTTACCAGTCGCAGCATTGAAGTGGCGACGATAACCCATCGTGATGCCGTTGCTTGCAGACACTTGCTCGGCAGCGAGGTATTCGCCGGGGGCTTGTGGCTCAAGATAACGCATTGCGATGGCAATGGCATCTGGGTGAACAGCGAAACCACCGAGCTTGGTCAGACCATTTGCTGGGAGGATGTTCGACTCATAAATCGACATGCCGAGGAGTTTCGGAATCTGACCATCGCGGACTGCTTCAGCACCACCGTAGTTGAGGGCTTGAGCAACACCAGACGAGGTGAGCAGACCAGTGTAGACTTCGCTGTCTGAGATGAACGACAGGCGATCGGTCGGGACATTGCGCTGCACAAGTGCTTTGCGGAGTGCGCCGATTTGAGCGATCGTGTAGTTTGCACCGGCGGTCGTGAGAACAGCGGCACCAAAGTTGGCAACCGTGATTGCGCTCCAGATGTCGGTGAGGACGATACGAGCGAGGGCTTCACCGGCTTGGATGGCAAGGTTGTCCATCACAGCAGCACTGCTGTTGGCAACTTGCACATCGGTAAGGTCGATCGAGGCGATGCGGTGTTTGTCCATCGACACGGTGGCGAATGTGATCGCGCCGCCGCCAGTTTCGTAGCTGTTGTTAAAGGTCGTTGCAGTGATTCCGCTGATGAGCGGAACAATAACAGCATCACCTTTGCGACGGGCCTCGTCAGAGAAGTCTTTGGTAAATGCGTTGAGCGGGGTGAGCTTCGCCACAAACGCCTGCATGGCGACTTGGGAGAAGATTTTATCGTTAAGGGCAATGGTAGCCATGGTAATTCAGTTGTTGTAGATTAGATTTTGTAGCGGTTATTGTCTGCGAGAATCTCGGCCTTGTGAGCAGCGAAATACTCGGCAGCGTCAGTGGGTGAAAGTTTTGCCATAACAGCAAGGTGACTCGGTGGAGCCTCGTTGCTATCGGCAGCAAGAGCAACTGGCGATGGATGCCCGGTAGATGCAAGCAATTCGGATGCCTTGGCGGAAACCTTCTCTTCGGAAACCTCGGTGGCTTCTTCCAATTCCTTGATGGTTTCGGAGTCGGACTCTGTCTGCGCGGCAAGTTGAGCAACAGCAGATTGTGCGGCAGCCAGATCGTTTTGGAGTTGTGCGTTCACCTCAACCAGACCGGTCAATTCATCGACCTTCTGGGTGGCTTTTTCGAGTTCAGCCCGGAGGGTATCATTTTCGAGGATTGCTGCCTCGATTTTCGCAGCTTCGTCATTGCCGGGGAATAATTTTGCAAGAATGCCAGTCATGCCATTAGTTGGTTTGTCAAATTCTTCTTCTTCCTTTCCATCCCTGATGACCAAATCGACAAATCCATTTGCCTTCGCCTCTTCCGCAGTCATCCAAGTCTCGGCATACATCATTTTGCGGATTTCTTTTTCATCACCACCAGTTCGTCCAGCATAGATGCCGGCAATCTCCGCGCTGATGCCTTCCAGCAAATCTGATTGTTTGCGCAATGACCTCGCGTCACCTGCAGCAATTGTCGATGCCTCATGGATCATAATGCGGCTCCCTGCCGTCATTCGGCGGGTATCACCCGCCATCAGGATTACGCTGCCCATCGATGCAGCCAGTCCATTTACTGTGGTGGTGACATTGACGCCCCGGGCGGACATTTCGCGCAAAGAGTTGAAAATCCGTTGACCCTCAAAAACGGATCCGCCCGGTGAATTGATTTCGACATCCACCGACTCAAGTGCGTTGTCGGCAGAACATACGACATCACCGATGCACATCTGAGCGGTCACTGCGGTTTGCCCATACATGCGATCGAGATCATCAATTAGTTTGTCGGCGGATTCCTTGTTGACCCCAGAATTAAGTTTAATTTTTCCGGTTCGGTTTTCAATTTCAATTTTCATCATCTGATTGTTTTAAAGTTTTAGAATTTTGCTCGATTTCATTTTGATTTGAATCCCCATTGGATCCGGGCATCTCATTTGCTGTAAGCATTGCCATTTCCCGGTCATCAACATCCACACCATAAAGCGTTGATGCGTTTCTAGCTGCAAGTTTTCTTAATGCGACTTCCTGCGCCCTTTCCTGATAATGAGATTCAAGAGTTTTGCCACGCATTGACACAATATCACGCAAATTAGCAGCACCCATTTTCCACAATGCCTCCAGTTCCTTTGTGATTCTTCCATCATCAATTGTCAGTTTTGGGGGTGTTGAAAATTCCCAGTTATACCAATCTGCGGCAGCAGGCAAATCGCCACGTTTTTGAGCTTTGGCAATTGCATATCCAATGATTCGTTTTGCTGCATAAAAAAGCAAATCCTGCCGATCCTCAATCGAGCGTTGGGCCATTGCAATTTCGGTGCGTTGTGCTGTGCCACCCCCAGACGCATGACCATCATAAAATGCCATCGGCCAATTCAACCCGGCAAATGCTGACTTAAGCAGGCGATTGTGGAAATCCAAAAATGGATTGCCGGGGCGGTTGTTGATCAAGGTTTCAATTTTCCCGCCAGAATTACTGCGGAAATATCGGACAGTCCCACCATCGAGACTTTCAACAGTCATGCCCTTGCTTGATTCAGTGTCACCGATCAGCGCATTGTATGGGTCATCATGATCCGGGCCGCCTGTGTCGTTGTATTCAACCAGACTGATGCTCGACATCTGAAGCATTGCCAACCTTTCCCATTCGGTCGATTGGATCATGTCACGGCAGTCGTTAATGCAATGCGTCAACGCAGTCAGTCCGCGACTCTGATATTGCCACTCGGGATCGAACAAATGGATCACATTTTGCGCCGGCAGCCACTGATCAATTGCGCCTGTCTTGTCACAAAATGCGTATTCCTTTGCTTCACCACTTGGGTAATAAATGATGCCGTCTTGAAGCGTGCCGCCTCGGTATTGTTTGCCATCGCTAAATCCTTTTGGGGTTGCGATTCGGTGACTCGGAATGCCTTGGTATTGCGGGAATCCGGTCGCGGTTTCTGTCAGCAGGATGAAAATTTCACCATCAATGTCGATCGAGGTTGACCATCCAAATAAGTTGGTCTTGAAATCGTGCATTCCGCCCCGGGAATCACCGATCCGGTAAAACACATCAGTGAGGAAATTGGTTGCTGCAGCACCGAATACATCATCAGTTCCTTTATAAATTGGAACAAATGCGCGACCGACTGCATACATGCCTCGCTGATTGATCGCATTCTTGATTGGGCCGAAATTAAGGTAAATCCTCCGGGCATGTGATTGCAGCGTGACCCGGTCAACAGATGGGACAAGTTCGCCAATATCCTTTTTCTCCGTAGGTTCCCATGGACGATAACGGGTTTCCTGCGCTGCCCTTGCTGCTTTGTAACTGACTTGCCGTCCGAATTGATCGAGTATTGCCATAATTTCTGAAAATTAAAATCGACCAAGCGAACGCGATTGAGCGGGAACAAATCCATTTTGCAAATAATCCAAGGCCCATCGCAGGGCATTCTGGCGATCGGACTCATTCAGCCCGATCATCTTTTGCATGGTCACCGAATTTTTCGTTGCGCTTGTGATTGAATCCAAGCCGCCTTTTGTCAATGCCCCTGCGACTGACGAATCAAAGGCAGAACGTATTGATGCAATGCGCTGCGGGTTGCCCTGCGCGTAATAAAAAAGGTTTCTCGCAACTTCTTTCGGATTTGCCGCCATCTAATTAAGGGATGTGTCAAACATCAAATCCGGGGATTAGCTTTAACATTAGCGCAGCCACAATTTGCATAGCCTCGACATCCCATGCGTGATTGTTGTTTCGGGTGCGAACCCACCTGTAATCAACTTGCTTGGTTTTGCTGTTAGTAACCTCACGCTTCATTTCGGAATCAATCTGCTTCAAGAAAT